ATTCCGTAAGCCTGATGAGCCTGTAATGGGCGTAGATGGCAATTGGATTATAAACGGAGCCATTGACTATTGGGAAGCAGAGGTTGACTCTTTAAAGAGTGACGCTGATGCACTGAATGAATTTTATCGTCAGTTCCCACGTACAGAGTCTCACGCTTTCAGAGACGAGAGCAAGCAAGCCTTGTTCAATTTAACTAAACTATATCAACAGATTGACTATAACGACTCAATGATTAAGGAACATTACCTTACTCGTGGGTCTTTTTCTTGGAAGGATGGCATTAAAGACACTGAGGTTATTTGGACTCCTGATACACGTGGTAGATTTAACATTAGTTGGGCACCACCTAAGCATATGCAGAACAATGTGCATATACGCAATGGGATTAAATATCCCGGCAATGAGCACCTTGGTTCTTTTGGTTGTGACTCTTATGACATTTCAGCAGTTGTTGGAGGACGTGGTTCTAATGGTGCTCTTCACGGTATGACTAAGTTTCATATGGATGACGCTCCTGTTAATCAGTTTTTTTTAGAATATATTTCTCGTCCACAAACAGCGGAAATATTTTTTGAAGAAGTATTAATGGCGTGCGTATTCTATGGAATGCCTATCTTAGTGGAGAATAACAAACCAAGACTTTTATACCATATAAAAAATAGAGGATATAGAGGTTTCTCTATTAATAGACCGGATAAGCAAATGGCAAAGCTGACAAAGACTGAGAAAGAGTTAGGAGGTATTCCAAACTCATCAGAAGATGTTAAGCAAGCACACGCTTCTGCAATTGAGTCTTACATTGAGAAATTTGTAGGATTAGATTTAGAAGCAAAATATAGAGACCCGGAGGAGATGGGAACAATGCCATTTACAAGAACTCTTGAAGATTGGGCACGATTTGATATAAATGACAGAACAAAATTTGATGCTTCTATCAGTTCAGGATTATGTATTATGGCTAATCAGAAGCACTTATATATGCCGGAGAAAAAAGAATCAAAATTAATTATTAACTTCGCTAAGTATAAAAACGAAGGAACAACAAGTCAATTGATTAGATGAAAAATTTAGCAATAGCAATAAACGCTGTATCATTCCCAAGTCAGATGGCAACTGATGCCGAAAAAGCATCAGATTCCTTTGGCTTACAAATAGGGCAAGCCATACAGTATGAGTGGTTTAGGAAGGACGGAAACTCTTGTAGATACTATAGCCAATGGAGAGATTTCCGTAGGTTAAGATTGTATGCAAGAGGGGAACAGCCTATTTCTAAATATAAAAATGAATTGGCTATTGATGGAGATTTATCTTATCTAAATTTAGATTGGACTCCTGTTCCTATTATACCAAAGTTTGTTGACATCGTTGTCAATGGAATGTCTGATAGACTCTTTAAAGTTAAGGCGTATGCACAAGATGCAATGTCTCAATCTAAAAGAAGTAAGTATCAAGATATGGTTGAGTCTCAAATGGTATCAAAAGATATTTTATCTACCATCAAAGACAAGACAGGTGTAGATACTTTTATGATGGACCCGGAGAAATTACCCGAGACTGATGAAGAGTTGTCATTGTATATGCAGCTTAACTATAAGCCGGCTATTGAGATTGCAGAAGAAGAAGCAATCAATACTATTTTTGATGACAATCATTATGATGATTTAAGAAAAAGACTTGATTATGATGCAACGGTAATTGGTATTGAAGTTGCAAAGCACGAATTTTTACAAGGTACAGGCGTTAAGATTTCATATGTTGACCCTGCTAACATTGTTTATAGTTATACAGAAGACCCATTTTTTAAAGATTGTTTTTATTGGGGAGAAATTAAAACACTTCCTGTATTAGAGTTAATGAAGATTGACCAATCTTTAACAAGAGAAGATTTACAAGAAATTACACAATATAGCCAAGGATGGTATGATTACTATAACGTAGCACAATTCTATGAGAATAGTATGTTTGCTCGTGATACTTGCACTTTGATGTATTTTAATTATAAAACTACTAAGAGAGTAATTTATAAAAAGAAAAAACTTGAAGGTGGTGGCTCTCGTGTTATTGAGAAAGACGAGACATTTAATCCTCCAACAGAAATGATGGAAGAAGGTAACTTTGAGAAGATTGATAAAACAATTGACGTTTGGTATGAAGGTATTATGGTGATGGGTACCAATATTATTTTGCAGTGGAAGTTATCTGAGAATATGGTTCGTCCTAAGTCAGCATCTCAACACGCATTGCCAAACTACGTAGCGTGTGCTCCACGTATGTATAAGGGAGTTATTGAGTCATTATGTAGAAGGATGATACCGTTTGCTGACTTGATTCAAATTACGCATTTAAAATTACAACAAGTTATTGCTCGTACTGTGCCGGATGGTGTCTTTATTGATGCCGATGGTTTAAATGAGATTGACTTAGGTACGGGTAATGCATATAGTCCTGAGGATGCTTTAAGATTATACTTCCAAACAGGTAGTGTAATTGGTAGAAGTTTTACTCAAGATGGAGATTTTAACAACGCAAGAGTGCCTATCACTCAGTTAAACTCTAACTCAGGTGCTGCTAAAACGCAGATGTTGATTACAAATATGAACCACTACATTGATATGATTAGGTCTGTGACCGGTCTTAACGAGGCAAGAGATGGTTCTAACCCTGACCCTAATTCATTGGTTGGTCTACAGAAGTTAGCTGCATTAAACTCTAATACAGCTACGAGACATATCCTTGATGGTTCATTGTTCGTTTATCGTTCATTAGCAGAGGCTCTTACTTATAGAGTAGGAGATATTTTAGAATACGCTGACTTTAAAGACGAGTTTATCAATCAGATTGGTAAGTATAATGTTTCTATTTTAGAAGACATTAGCGACCTTTATATTTATGACTTTGGTATATTCATTGAGGTTTCACCTGATGAAGAGCAAAAAGCACAGCTTGAAGCTAATATTCAAATGGCATTATCTAAAGGTGATATTAACCTTGAAGATGCTATTGACATTCGTGAGATTCGCAATATTAAACTTGCTAATCAGTTATTGAAGATGAAGCGAGTTAAGACTCAAGAGCGTTTAGAGAAGAATGAAATGCAGAAGCAAGCAATGATGTCTCAACAACAATTGAAGGCTCAAGAGATGGCAGGGCAAGTTGCAATGCAGAAAATTGAGTTGGAAGCAAGGGCTAAGATGCAGATTAAACAAGCTGAGGTTGCATTTGATATTCAAAAAATGGAAAAAGAAGCAGAGATGAAATCTCACCTAATGCGTGAAGAGTTCCAATATAATATGCAATTACACGGTATGGAGGTTGGGACTTTAGATAAGAGAGACCAAATGAAAGAAGATGCAAAAGCCAAAAGAATTAGCCAACAAAATACCGAACAATCTAAGTTAATTAACCAAAGAAAGAACAACTTACCTCCAATGACTTTTGAGTCAAATGAGGATAGCTTGGATGGGTTTGATTTAGCTGAATTTGAGCCTCGTTAAAATGTCGAAATTTTTATCTATTTTTGTATAAATAAAATCAAATCAAATGGAATATAAAGTTAGAGCCGTAGAAATCCTTGAACCTAAGAGTGTTCAAGAGGTGGAACAACAATTACTTGATAAGCACGAGCAGTCGTTAAATCAAGAAACCAACGAAACAGAGAAAGAGGTTATAGTAGACCCAATACCTGCAGGCGTTGATTTAAAGGATGAAGATGTTCTTTCATATATTGGTAAGAGATATAACAAGCAGATTAATTCATTGGATGAATTGGTAGCTGAGCGTAAAGAAGCTGAGCAATTACCTGAAGATGTAGCTGCTTTTATGAAATACAAGCAAGACACAGGACGTGGGTTTGAAGACTTTGTCAGATTGAGAAAGGACTTTGAAAAAATGGACCCTGACCAATTGCTTAAAGAATACCTTGCATCCACACAGGATGGTCTTGATAGTGATGACATTGAGACGTTAATGGATGAGTATAAGTTTGACGCTGAGTTAGACGATGAATCAACTGTTAAAAAGGCAAAAATCGCAAAAAAGAAAGTTCTTGCTGAAGCCAAGAAATACTTTAATTCCCAAAAGGAACAATATAAAATGCCCCTTGAGTCAAGAATGGCATTTGTTCCGGATGAAGAAAAAGAAGTGTACGAAAGTTTCAAGCAATATACCCAACAGGCAAAGACCATAGAAGAGGAGAACAATCGTAAGCGTCAATGGTTTGACCAAAAGACGAACGATGTTTTTAGCGGAGAGTTCAAAGGTTTTGAGTTCAATGTTAATGACAAGAAGTTCACGTTTGCTCCGGGAGACGCCAATGAGTTGAAAAAGAACCAAGCTACACCACAGAACTTTATTAATAAGTTCTTAGATGAGCAAGGTTTGATGAAAGACGCATCAGGTTATCATAGGTCCTTGTCTATAGCAATGCATCCTGACAAATTTGCTAAGTTTTTTTATGAACAAGGGATGGCTGACGCTACTGACGATGTTACTCGTAAAATCAAGAACATCAATATGTCAGATAGAAAAGCCCCCGAAGTTGGTAAATCAAACGATGGATTTCAGGTAAAAGCTGTAAACCCTGATTCAGGTAGAAACCTGAAAATACGCAGTATAAAAAGAATATAAACAATTAAAATTTTAAAAAAATGGCAAGTGCACTTTTAAGTACCCCTACCTATGCCCTGCAGCCCTCTGCAGAACAGGTAGCGTTACAAACAAACTACATTACCAACTTCAACTTTTTGACTCAGTATCTTCCTGATACTTATGAAAAAGAATTTGAGCGTTATGGTAATAGAACAATCGCATCTTTCTTACGTATGGTAGGAGCAGAGATGCCGTCTAATTCTGACCAAATTAAATGGGCAGAACAAGGACGTTTACACATTAAGTACACAAACTGTACTTCAGCAGCAGCGGCAGCAGCTTCAACAGCAACTTTCACTGTAGCTGATAGTGGTGTAACTTACATAGCTATCCGTGTTGGACAAACTTTGATGATTCAAAACAACTCATCAGGGGTTTTCAACAAGGCTATCGTAACAGCAGTTCCTTCAGCAACTACTTTCACAGTAGCTTACTATGAGACTGCAGGTCAAGCATTCGCAGTTTCTACTCAATGTACTGTATTCATTTATGGTTCTGAGTTCAAAAAAGGTACTAACGGAATGGTTGGTTCTTTAGAATCTGAAGATGATATCTACAGCAATAACCCTATTATCATTAAAGATAAGTATGCGGTTAATGGCTCTGATATGGCTCAAATCGGTTGGGTTGAAGTTACTACTGAGAACGGTGCTACAGGATACTTGTGGTATTTGAAATCAGAGCACGAGACTCGTTTACGTTTTGAAGATTACTTAGAGACTGCAATGATTGAAGCGGTTCCTGCTGCATCTTCTTCAGGTGCTGCAACTGCAGGATACATTGGTTCTCAAGGTATTTTCTACGTTGTAAACAATCGTGGTAACGTTTGGGGTGGTGGTACTCCAACAACTTTATCTGATTGGGATTCTATCGTTTCTCGTTTAGATAAGCAAGGTGCTATCGAAGAGAACGTAGTATTCGTAAATCGTGGATTAAGTTTCGACATTGACAATATGTTAGCTACATTGAACGGCTACACTTCAGGTGGTGTCGCTCAATCAGCTTCTTTCGGTCTTTTCGATAACGATGTTGATATGGCGTTAAATTTAGGTTTCACAGGATTCCGTAGAGGTTATGACTTCTACAAGTCTGATTGGAAATACTTAAATGACCCAACAATGCGTGGTGGTTTAAATACTACTGCTGCAACTGCAACCGGTACTATCACAGGTTTGATGGTTCCTGCAGGTTCTACTTCAGTGTACGACCAAATTATGGGCAAGAACGCCAAGCGTCCTTTCTTACACGTTCGTTACCGTGCTTCTGAAGCTGAAGACCGCAGATACAAGACTTGGATTACAGGTTCTGCCGGTGGTGCTGCTAACAGCGACTTGGATGCAATGGAGGTTAACTTCCTTTCTGAGCGTTGCGTATGTACCTTGGGTGCTAACAACTTCGTTTTATTCCGTTACGGATAATAAAGGAAGAAAATTACAGGGAGGGTGTCTTCAAAGACACTCTCCTTTTTTAAAAATTAAATCAAATTAAATTAAATACAAAATGGCAAAAAGTATAACATCTGTAGACAAAGTCTATAAGTTGAAAATAGGAAACCCGCTATCTTACACGTTAGCGTCAAGGAATCACCCTCGTTTTCCACTAATGTGGTTTGACGAGAAGAACAATATGAATCGTGCATTAAGATATTGCACAAACCAAAAGTCCCCATTTGAGGACGAACAAGACGGAAACTTTATTATTGAGCCTATCATTTTTGAAGATGGCTTTTTAAGAGTTCCAAGAACAAACCCTGTATTGCAGCAGTTCTTACATTACCATCCCTTAAATGGCAACATTTTTGTAGAGGTAGATAAGGAGAAGGATGCAGCAGAAGAGGTTCAAGATTTGGATTTAGAGATTGAAGCATTAGTTGAAGCACGTCAGCTTACAACAGACCAATTAGAGACTCTTACGAGAGTAATGTTTGGTAAAGACCCATCTACCATATCTACTGCTGAATTAAAGCGTGATATATTGGTATTTGCTAAAAGAGACCCAAGAGAGTTCTTAAACATATTGAATGACCCTGAATTGAAGTTTCAAGCTAAGGTTCGTACATTCTTTGAGAACAAATTATTGATATTAAGAAATGGTGAGAAAGAGGTATGGTTTAATACTGCCACCAACAAAAAGAAGATGTTATCAGTTCCGTTTGGAGAAGACCCCTATGAAATGGTCGCCCACTTCTTACAGAGCGATGAAGGTATAGACTCTCTAAAGATGTTAGAAGCAACTTTAGGTTAGTAAATACTGATTGTTGATTGATGATTAGAAAGAGGGGGCACTTATTGTGCCCTCTTTTTTTTTATGTATATTTGTAAAAAAAGAACTAATGATAAACTCAGTAAGAAATGCGGTTCTATCTGTGTTGAATAAGAACAACTACGGATATTTATCTCCTTCTGATTTCAATTTGTTTGCTGCAAACTCACAGATGGAGATATATGAGGAGTACTTCAGTAATTATAATAAAGTTATAAATGCCGAAAACACTCGTACATCAGGAGTAGATTACGCTGATATTGAACAACCTATTGCAGAGGTATTAGAATATTTCTTAAGAACAGATTATCTTACAAAAATTTCTGCTAATAAATTCTCAATGCCTACTCCTACAACTACAGGCTACGATACTTATATGTTGTTGGATGTTAAATGCAAGCCGGTTCTTCTTAAGACAGGAACAAATACATCAGTAGTTTCTAACCAATTGGTTGATAGTTCAGGTGGATTTTCATCATTAGATATTTCAGCAGGAGACGTAGTAACAAATTTAACTACAGCATTAGTATCTACGGTGGTATCGGTAGTAAGCAATACGGTTTTACAATTAGATTCAAATATATTTTTAGCTTCAGGAAACGCTTATGCTATTGTTTCTTCGGCTACTGTTGTTCAAGCAGAAAAAGTAATTAACAATAAACTTACATTGTTAGTTAATTCTAACTTGACGCAACCGACTAAAGAGTTCCCTATTTACGCATTACAAGGCAATGAGTTGACTTTCTACCCTACAACGATAAGTAACAAGGGTCAAGTGCAAGCAACCTATTTTAGATACCCTAAGGTGCCAAAATGGACATACATTACTTTAGCTAATGGGGAGCCGGTATTTGACCAATCTCAAGGAGACTATCAAGATTTTGAATTGCCTACTGAAGATGAATATAAATTGGTAACTAAAATACTTGAATATGCGGGTATATCTATTCGTGAGACTGAAGTTACTCAGTTTGGTATGGCACAACAACAACACGAACAGCCTACATTTAGTATGCAACAATAAAATTTTAGTATATGGCATATATATCACAGTATGAATATTATGAAAATGGTGGTGTGGTACCCGAAGATAAAAATTGGGGGTCATATCAGTTTATAAGTCTTCAAGATATTATAAATAATTTCTTGCTAATGTATGCAGGAAACCATTCATTAGTAAACAACGAAGAGCGTTATAAGGTATTGTTCCACGCAAAGCGTGCTATTCAGGAATTAAACTACGATGCTTTTAAAGAAATTAAGGTATTAGAGTTAACAGTCCCTGACAATTTAAGATTCATTCTACCATCTGACTATGTCAATTGGGTTCGTGTTTCTTTGTATAAAGACGGTTGGTTAAGACCATTGTCTGAAAATATTCAAACGCTTTCATCTAAAGCATATCTTCAAGATAATACAGGTCGTATTTTATTTGACCAATACGGAAACGCATTGAGTCCTCAGTATTCTGAGATTGACTACGACAGATTAAGCAAAATCAAGAAGAGCATTTATTTAAACCAAGGCAATCAGTTCAATGGTCAATTGGGATGGAACTATGATGGGATGTGGTATTTTGAAGGGAACATCGGAACTGCTTATGGTTTAAATACAGAGACAGCAAACTTTAATCCAACTTTTAATATTGATAGAAAGTCAGGAGTTATTAACTTTGATTCACCTATGTCAGGATTGTCTTGTATTCTTGAGTACGTATCTGATGGTATGGAACAAGGAGACAATTCTTTGATTACGGTAAACAAGTTATTTGAAGCATATATTTACGCAGCTATTGAATATGAGATACTAAGTTCTAAACTTGGTGTCCAAGAATACATCATTGCTCGCTCTCGTAAAAAGAGAAAGGCTTTGTTAAGCAATGCTAAAATAAGAATCAGTAACATTCATCCCGGCAGACTCTTAATGAATATGAGAGGTATGGACAAGCAAATAAAATAAAATGGCAAATTTTACAAGAAATTTTATAGCAGGTAGGATGAACAAAATCGTGGACCAACGATTGCTTCCTGAGGGTGAGTATGTGGATGCTATGAATATTAGAATGGGTTCAACCGAGAACTCTGAGGTTGGAGTAATTGAAAATACAAAGGGGA